CCTGTAATTAAGAACCAACCTATTTTCATTGTACTGATTACTTCTGGCATGATTCAACCTTTTTATTATTCTTCTACATTATAAGGGGTAGTTGGTCTTACATCAGAATTAATTACTGGAATATTATCAACTAAAGTTGTATAATTTCTTAATTCAATAGCGTAATCTTTCCAAACTTGTTCTGTATAGGATTGCCTTTCCAAGTCACCCGTCCAATGATACATAAGTTCAACATCTACTATCTTAAGTTGTTCCTTTACCCATAAGTGTTCTTCTTTTGCAGTATCTACAACAACTTCCTTTTCTGTGACAACAAAACCTTCTTGATATGTAAGTTGGAAGATATTGTAATCTTCTGAACTTTCTACTGAATATTCTTGTCGTGAAGATAAGTCTTCTTGATTAGGAGAAAAACTACATTTACCTATGCATACATTATCTTTATTGAAGATATAAAACATTACTTAACTCCTATAATAATATAATTAGCAGAGGCGGGAAAATCTACAAGACCTACACTTGACTGAGTAGCTCTAAGTATGGCTGTTACAACTCTCCCTGTTGTATAACAATTAGATCGTAAGTGTGTGTAAGCCCCTGATTCTGGAATATCCCATATTCTTGCATCAACGTTAATATCATCAAAAGATACCATCCACCTACATTGACTTTCTGTATATCCGGCAGGAAGAGGAATTGTTCCTCCATTAAGGATACTACCTGTAAGGATAGAGATATTGTTAGTGTCTAAGGTTAACGCATGTGCATGTGAGTCTACTGTTACACTGTTTGTGCTTCCAGCACCTGTTGTAGAGGGTGTACCCATATCGACGGTTACATCTGCTGATAAGTCCCCCCCTGTTACAAGGCCACCCCCTGCAACTATTTTTCTTGTAGTACGAACAACAGTATCGTCAACAGAAAGCGTCTGTCCTTTTCCAATAGACCCTACATCAGAATCAAGCCCGTCCCCAGCAATAATTTGAGAATCAGCTACATCTTTGTTATATTGTAACCATTCTCCGATATTATCTAAAATATAATTCAGATTTTCTGCGGAGAGGAGTATATTAGTGTCAAAACCTGTTTCTTTCACGGAAGTAATAGGTTCTAATTTATTTGTTAACCCTGTACTTGGCAGAGTTGTGTCATTTTCTGCAATCCTAATTATAGGGTTAGTTGGCTCAGTTGCCATAATTATCTCCCATTCTCATTACTAATAATCGTTACAGCCATATAATTTGAATCATCATTAGGGTCTGTTGATGTTCCAAGTAACCCCATTTTATCTGAATTAATACTAGGTAAAAGTGAACTTCCAAGACCAAAAGGTTTCCTAATGACATTAGTCTTTAAGAATTCTAAATTTGTATTAATAGGAAATAATCCCTCTAAATCAACTTTAACCTTTGTTAAATCTAGACAATCTGTTGATACAGCAACCTGAAGATAATTATTTGGTCCTTTGTAAATATTAACATAACCACCGTCACCAGCAATTACATTAAGGAGCCTGACTACTTCAGAACGTGTACCCTCAGAATCTTGCCTCAATGAAAACAATCTAATTGCTGCTCTCATTTCTTCATCAGATTTACCTTGTCGATCAATAAAGAATCTTGAAGCAATACTATCTACCATATCACCTTCAGCATTATCTAAAAGTCTTTGATAAGCCATTGCAATAGTTTGACGTTGAGCTAAATCAAAACGGTCACTTATTACAACTAAAAGTTTTACAAGATTATCTAATCTCTGGTCATAAGGTAAATCATTATAAGCATCTTCTGTGAAGGTTAAATCGAATACGACTCTATTGCTATCATTCATCATAGAACCCTTACAAATGTGATATTATCTTCAATTAGATCTGGAAGTTCTGTAATATCTGGTGTATAGTTTGCAGAGGAGTAAGAACTATCTGGATCTTCAAGTTTCTTAATTTCTACTAGGAGTGTTGAAAACCTATTGCTTGCAACCGCATTACTCACAGAAGATAATAGTGAGAAGTTGAATATTTGACGACCAAGACCCCATTCTTCAGAAGTATCCAGCAGATTTGAAATAGCTTGCGAAGTTTCAGTATCTGTCAAAGCTGTACCATTCACAGTGGAATAGGTTACTCTAATACTCATTTGTTGGGATGTACCACGACTGAAACGAATTGTTTCAGTAGACTCATCTTCTGTATCCACTTGGTAACTTTCTGTACCTATATATTGATTGTTTATAGGTTGAGTTCTATAAAGCTCTTGTGCAATAGCTGCTGTTGCACCGCCGATGATGATAGGTGTTACTTCAACAATACCATCTACGACTTCTTTCTGGATCAATGCACGTTGAACACCCTCTACGTTTGTCAACAATCCTGCAATAATAGCAGCACGGGTTGAACTACGTGGGGAGTCTGTTACAGTACGTGCACGTTCAATAAATGCAGCATCTGTTTCAACATCTGTACCATCTGAGAACTGAGTTAAGTTTGTAACACTAACATATCCATCTGGAAGTGGTGTCATTGTTGCAATCTCACCTACACCTAGAGGGTTAAAGCCTGTAGTAGTTGCTGTTACTTCAATTAAAGCATAACGATTACCCAGTGTTGGTGTTGATAAAAATTCAACATCTTGCTGCAATCCACGCAATTCATAAGCTTCATCAAATCCCCAATATAGAACTAAATTGGTTGAGTCAATGTAACTATTTGTCTCAGAAGGGTTAACTAAATCAAGAGCATTCTTTACACTTGTTAAGAAGTTTAATCGTGAAGTGTTATCTGCAGCCGCAAGGGTATGACTTGAAGTAAATACTTCATCTGTATCATTATTGGTAATTGTCAGATTGTAAGTGTTAAGACTTGTCAAAGCACCATTGATACGGTAAGCTGTTACCCTTGATGAAATTAGTTGTGATGTAGATGTTGCATAAGCAATACCATTTTCACCATTAAAAATTGTACCTGCGATAACTTCTGTGGTGTTAAGTGCTGTACGATCCACTTGAACAACAGCATCACCAACACCAGCAGTTGCAGCTTTACGGAACACACCATTTAGTGCAAAAAGTTCATCTAGGAAGATTGACTCTGCACCATTGAGTGTCCATACGTGGTATACTTGTTTAATTGCTTGCCAAACTTTAGTTTCTCGGTCAGCAATAAGTTTAATCAGTTGTCCAAGATGTTCATTATCTTCGATAGACAACCTTGGGTTATTATATGCATTTTGTAGACCTGTTTGATATTCCAATATGTTTTGTGTTAAACTATTGACATCAAACCCTGTCGTGGTAAGACCATTAGACATTATTAAATTCCTCTTACTCAATAAACTATTTTAACACAATATTCAATAAAATCATAGAGAAAATTAATTAACCCAAGTGTTCCACCAAGTTGATGAACCATAGTCTGGAAGTTCATAATTCAAATGATAATGCAATGTATTAATTGACTCTAAACTTGCTGTTTCAGGGTCTAGGCTACAGATAACAAAATCTTCAAATGAACGTGGCTCTGGGTAAGTATTTAATTTTGTCTGAGGGTTTGCGATTGGGATTTCAATAGTTTCATTGTCACAATAAACTTCAACAGTTAAGGCTAAGATCCTGTTGCTTCTATCAAATTCTGTGACAACACTTGTTACTGCTGTTATGTCATCAATATTATCTAAAATAACACGCTTGATTTCAGAATTAATTTCTGACTCAGTAAGATTACCAACAAGCAATCTTTGTTTATAAGGAGTTCCAAACTCTAAATTGAAACTCCATTCACCAAGCCAAGTTGTTAAAAGAATTCTAACTTGTTGTGTTAAACTTTCTTGTCGTGTTTGTGTCCAACGGAAATCACCCTTCTCATCAAATACAATATCGTTGACTCCAGTTGGGTCTGTATAAATATCAATTCCTGCCATTATACTGGTGCTCCTGAATTACCTGTAACATCTGTAGTTCCTGCAATGTAAGTACCATCTGAGTGAATATGTTGATCCATCTCTTTTCCAGCAACAGTTAGAGAGGTTTGTGCAGTAACAGTAGGTCCAGTAATAGAACTTGGGAAAGTAACACTACCATCAGGATTAATAATAAATCCATTGATATCTACTGTACCATCAGCAGCCATTGAGAATGTACCACCACCATTTGTAATACTGTTACTTCCATCGGGATTAGCTTTAATAGTTACATTTTCATTCTTAACCGTAATTTCCCCCGATTCTTTTAATGATACCGAGGACACCCCATCTTCAAGAACTGTTGCATCTGAGGGAATAGACCTGTTTGAGCTAGCTGTGAATATTTCAGGGAAAAATCCGATTGGTGTCAATGACCCATCGAAACCTTGTCCCGCATATTCTCCAGAGTTAACAATTTTAGTACCGTCAGAGTTCCTGTAAATGCCTGTATCACGTTCTGCAAAATAAAGGATGCCTACATCACCTACTGTTACTGGAGTTGTTAGACGAGCTTTGCCGCGCTTAGATGAGATATACATAATAGGAACTTCATCTACAGGAAGTAATTCAACCTCTTCACCAGAACCAACTTCAATCATTGTTCTAATTAGAGGTTGTACTGTTACAAAGCCTTTTTCATAATCTACTTCTAACACTTTTGCAGGTAGTTGGGTGTGAAAATCACGGCTTGCAATTTTCATGTATTGGTTGAATAATTGTACCAACCCTACCCTTGATGGAGCAGGAGTTTCACCTGTAATATTGTTGTACTTCACTCTACTATTTCTCCATCAGTCTCTACAGCAATTACAGCACAAGTCCAATCATTACCTTCATAGTTACCAGAAAATGAAACCTCTGTAATTTTATAAGCTCCCTTAAAATCACCATCTTGTACATAAACTGTTTCATTTGGTGCAAGGTTTCCATCTAATAGGCAGTTGAATGAAATACCTTTAGTTTGTGATGTTGTGGTAGTGGCTGTATTATTTGTACCATTGCTATAACTATTCACTCTACCAATCAAACCAGAATCTTTTGTAATCATAGAAACTTCTTTCTTGACACGTTTATTCTTTGGTAGAATAGATGCCTTACCTTTATCAATACTATATTGAAATCCAAGGCTATTTAGTTTTGATTGCAAGAGTTTATATGTTGGTCCCATAAAAGTAGTTGGTGATTGTGTTTCACCCTCAATGACTGCCATACGATTAATAGGAACTTTCATATCGTTTGCTAAGTCACGAATTACTGTTTCATAAGGTGTACCTCTGGGCCAACGTCTTACACTTTTTGCATTGGTGATTTGAGTAATACCATCTAATACCAGTAAGGTAGTAATGCGTGTTTCATTAGTTTCCTCGTTTTCTACTTTCTCAATAGTTCCATTAAATATTTCTTTAAGTCCTTGAGCATTATCACCAGCAGAAAGTGTTAAAACCAATTTATTATCTTGGTTTGTAATTAAGTAATCCAACACCTCATCATCTAAGTTGAATAATTTAATAGATGCTTTATTAGCATCTGAGCTTGTTGACGACATCCTAATTTTGAAGATTATATTGTGTTCATTAAACAAATAAGCATTTGCATCATTGCGATCATAATAATCTTCAATTTTAATACTTTGATCAGCTTCATTCTTTAGGGGGATGAACATAGTTTTACTAAGTTTAAGAGGTTTCCCTATGACACATTCATATAATATCTCGCGTCTATCTGCCATAGTTACCTCTTATGTAGTTGGTGTATACGTTAATACAAATCTACTTCCTATAGTGTCATAAGAAACCCTTTCAGGCATGTAGATACCATCTGTCAATAAACTTTTCAAAGCAGTAAAGTCTCTAAGCATTAGGACACCTTGTGGACAATCGTCTAGATATCTAAAAGGTGCTAGAATGTCTCTACTTGTTTTTAATGAAGTTGTCAAGAATGGGTCACCTCCAGCAAGAGATAACTCTAAAGTAAATTCATCCGCACTGATTGGTGTTGTAGCAACATTAGTTAACCTTTGGAGATATCGAAGTCTAATGTCATAACTTGTTCCATCTAAGTCAACATTCTTGTAAACTTGGTCTGGTGTTGAAGTGGTTACTATTTCAAAAAACATATTTACTCCTCAACTCCAGTTGTTTCAAAGAAATCTGATAAATTATCAGGAAGTGTTACACCTAAATCTTGTGCTTGTTGTGCTACATCTTGACCAAGTAGGAATAATTGACTTGTTCGTTCTTCAGAGGTTTCAGTCTTCTTACTTGTTGTTGGAGAACCATCTAAACTTTTAGAAGTAGATGCATCTGCAATCAAAGTAACACGTTGATAACCGACTCTTCGAGCTTGTTCAAAACTAATATCAAATGTGATAGAATCAAAACCTTCTTCACGTGGTTGGATATTAGTAATATTCATTCTTGAATATTGTCTGTTACCTTCATCAATGAATAAGTCTGTATTGCTATTCCACCAACTATATAGCAAGTTTAAAGCTTCTTTAGGACGCTCATTGAAGTCTGTATATCCAACAAGGTTACCGTCATATTTGATAACTGGAGTAGCTGTAACAGTAGCTGACATAGAAATAGCAATATTCTCTTTAACCATGTGGTTAGTAATATCAGACTTATCACTAATGGTATACTTTGTCATTCGTGAAGCAAATGTTGGTGTAAAACTATGTACTGCATCAAAATAAAAGGAGGAGAAATCCCCTCCTCCAGTGTAGTTTGATTGAGTTGTAATATAAATAGGATCAGCCATTATTTAATACTCCCAGAAGAAAGATTCATTGCTGCACCTTCTAGCATATCACCATTACTCTTCTCAACTTTAGCTTCGATTACATCATCCAATCCATTAGGGTTGACGTTGATGTCAATTTGCAATTTACCACGCTCTTTAAGCCACTGCATAACATTAGCATTACGTTCATTAGTTGTAGAAAGTCTATCATATAAACTCGTACCACCTTCATAACCAGAGAGAAGTACACCTAATGGTCCAAGTAGCTTACCAGATTGTCTTAATGCACCTCTTGCTGCAGTTGATACTACACCTCTTGTGCCAGTGCTTGCTGCTGTTGTTGCAGCCGTAGTTGGTGCTTTTCCTGTTAAAGTTTTCATTGCATCTGCTGCACGTTTTGCAACTTTATAAGCAGTAGCTAAAGCTTTTACAGATTTAACTAATACCCACACACCTGCGGCGGCTCCAATCACTGTTCCTGTCCAACTTAACAAATGTTTAGTGGATTCATCACTTAATCCAGTTACATCTGAGATCCAATAAGCTAAATCTGTTAATGCAGCTACTGGTAAACGAATAATTGTAGTTAAACCAAATAGTGCACCACCAAGTATAGTACCTGTAAAGTATGCAGCATTATTAGCTTCTTTTGCTAAGTCGCTAAAACCGTCCAATGCAAACATAACAGAAGGTTTCATACCATCATACATTTTTGTTTGTAAGTCTACAAGGTGGTTACTTGCTCGACCTAAAGCCGGAGCCAAGTTTTCACGAAGTGCTTTTGCTAATTCGTCATTATTGTTAGCAAGTTCACTCATTGCTTTACCAAAGTATGGTAAAACATCACCAGAGATTAACTTACCCTGTTCCATTAATTTAAACAATGCAGCTTCACGTTCTTGAGCTGTCTTACTTCCGTCAATCAATCCTGCATCTACAGCGGCTTTTGCCATAGCTCGCATTGCAAAGGGCACCCTTTCTCCCAGTTGTTGTGTTCATTGTGTTCGAGGTGGTTCGTAAATCCACCTCCGCAACTTTACTTGCTGCTATAAGTTTCCTTATAGATCGGACTATATCTTCACCTTCAGCTTTACCTGTTTAGGGCTAATATTTTCGAGTGTCATTAACTTACACCCTACTTCCTTTCGGAATAGTCTCTGAATCTCAATCTATGAAATACTCATCTGATATAATTTTATATCTTATTTTATGTCTAATTCTTTTAACTTCAGCAGATGATAAATTTTTATTGTTACTGGACTTCGCAATATTGTTATCTGCAACACCTTTTACTATCTGCTCACAAACCCACCTAATAGTGGATTCTGAAAATTCATTTGGGTAATTATGCGGGATGTTTAAGTACAACTTTCGAATAGAGTGATAATTGGAACCATCTTTAATCTTCCTAATAACATCCTTACTCACACCATACATCTCTGATAGGCTTTTAACTGTTATCCCATCCGATAGTAACTTACAAATCTCATGTACGTTATCATTTGTTAGTACTGAGTTATAAAGGTCTTCTCCTTTAGATTTCAACCCCGTTTTTATAGCGTGTCTCTGATTTTCCGCACCAGTACATCTCTCAAGATTTGAAACTCTTGGATCAGATTTATCACCATTTATATGATTTATAAAATCTTTACCTTCTTCATATGGTAACCAAGCATCTGCCACAACTACATGATACTTGACAGACTTAGGGGTATTATCATGACACACTCTAACATCTAAATAACCATCATAAGCTTTTATCTTTGACATAAGCTTTTTGGTGGATAATCTGTAAATATTACCATCCTTACTTGCACCATAATTAGGATAATTAGGACACACTTTAACTTCTTCATTATTTATAAAAATAGACATAATACCTCTACTGTTTTCGAGTTATAGATTGTTGACTGCTGATTGCCCAATCTTGATAACTTTTTACTCTACCAAGTGCATTACCACTTGCCCTTAGCTATGTTACCATGCTAAGTTAGTATTATCAAGCTCTAAGGGTTTTCCAGCAATTAAATTAGTTTTATTGACTGCATTTCTGCAGAAAGAACCTACACATTAAGCTCATCCGTTATCTTCAAAAAGAGGCACAAACTCTTTCCCGCAACTTTACTTGCTGCTCTACATCTCTGCAGAGTCGAGACTATATCTTCAATCTTGTGATTGCTCCCCGTTTCGAGTATCATATGTGACTTATACTCTACGAACTTTCGTTCTAGTCGTTGATCGTTATTCCAATAGGAATCTTCGATGCTGATTGTCTGTAATCATAATTAACATTTTCAGGGTTCGTTAATTGTTACCAATTAATATCCTAGTTAATTCCTTCAGAGTTTCCAGCAATTAGAGGAGTTTAGACAGACCTACAATCAAGCCTGTATTTTACCTTTCAATGTGTTCAACTAAGTTCGTTAAGCTTAGCCAGCAGCTTTACCTGCGTCTCTATGTCTCCATAGAAGTTCAGACTATATCCTCTGTACAATGTACAGCTTCCTGTTTCGAGTCACTTGACCCTACTTGGCTACACTCATCACCAATAGTCTTTGCACGTTGAATCACTTTAAGTGAAACCTTCGCTCAGGATTGCCCTCATCTTAAAATGTTAGGGGTTCCCCTGAATTAAAGAAGTTTACCCTGCCCAAAAGTCTAGACAGCATTTGTTTAACAGCTAAGATTGTACCACCTAAATCTTCCCGACTTAGACCCAGTGCAACACCAGCTTCTTGAATACCTGTAAAGGTAGCTTTAAGGTCATCCATTGTCATCTTGTCGCCAGCAGCAGCAATCATAGATGAGAAACCCTTACTTGCTTCCATGATTGGAGAACCTAAGCGCATAGCTTCTGAACGTACCCAAGCTATATTCTCTGCTGCTGCTTTAGAATCAGTTGATACAACCTTGAAACTCTTCTGCATAGATTCCATTTGCATACCGATGTTCAAAGAAGAACTAATTCCTGCTGTTAAAGCATAAGCACTACCGAGCGTTCCAACCATCTGCATTACAGAAGAGTTCATACGCTGTTGGAAAACATTACGCTTTTCTACTTCACGTGTTAATCTACGATTCTGTGCAAGAGTATCAGAGATTGCTGCACGTTCTTTTCTCATTAGATAAATAAGCTGTTCTTGAGTTTTAGCTTGCATGAGTTTTTGTTTAAGAACTGCTTTCTCTTCATCACTCATCTGCCTGATCGCACGATTAGATACCATGAAATTTCTAATTGACTTTTCTTGCAAAGCATTAAACTTTTCTTGGTCACGTTGCATTCTTACATGAGAATCATGTAGTGGTGATTTAGCTTTGTTTTCGGAGCGTAGCATATCAGCAAAAGCCGTTTGCGATGCTTTGTTAGTGCCGTCAGATATTAAACCACCTACTGCTTGCTTCCTACGTGCATTCTGTTCCATTTGAACACGTTGTTCTTGTTTTTTAGCTAATTTGTCTTCAATTTTTAATTGGTCAGCAAGCAGGGTGTTAGATGCTTTTTGGAACTTAGTTTTATCTTCATAAGGTTTAGTTATTCTTGAACCAGAACCTCTTTTACTTGTACCTAAACCTCCAACATCTACTTGAAGTTTTAACATTTTAGCAACTTCAGATCTGAAGTTTTGTATCTGTTTACGAGTCCTTTTCAAACTTCGTTGATCAAGCTTTAACTTAACCAAGTTTGTATACTGACTCCTTACACGTTCTGTCATAGATCACATCTCCTGAGCGGATACATAAAACCGCAACGAATGAAACATTCGTCCGGTTACCTACGGTATTATCAGGTATAACTTAATAAATTAAGGATTACATACCCTACTCCGTAGAGATTATAGAGAAGCTTGTATCTGTCCACTCTTTGTTTACTATTTGTTTGCTAAACGCAAACCCTCTTTAAGAATATTCTTAGAAGCATTTAAATCTCTGTCAACAAGTTGACCACAATTATCACATTTCCAAGAAGATTCACCTAGCTTAAGATTATCATTCTTATAACCACATTCGTAGTGAATCTTACTTGAAGGGTAGTATCTATCTACGAAGTAGATGTCAACACCCCTTAAGAAAGATTTATATTCTAGTTGCCTACGCAACTCATACATACCTACATCTAGTACCAATCTGTTTAACTTTTTGTTCTTACCTCTCGTCATTGACGAAACAGATAAATCTTCTAAACAGATTGTTTTGTACTTAGATGTGATTGTATGACTCACATTGTGAAGCAACGCTTCACGTTGTTTACGTATTCTAAAGTGAAGTTTACTAATCGAAAGCTTGGCTTTCGCATACCGATTAGATCCTTTCTTTTTCTTAGATAACTTCTTTTGAAGTTTAACTAACTTCTCTAAACTTAAAGATAGTTTGTTACTCTTTTGGAACCCAGTTCCATCAGAAAGTATAGCTAAATCTTTAATACCTAAGTCAATTCCAACTTCTCCGCTTTGCGGAAAGTCCCCTTTATAATTAGAACAACCTTCGACTAAGATAGAAGCCCACCACTTATCGTTATGGTAAGATATAGTGACTTGTTTAGGAACACCATCGAAACGCAGTTTCTCACGTAATTTTAGAGGTTTACTATCTTTACCTCTATTGAACTTCTCTAAATAAAGGTTTCTTCCCTCTACTTTAAACTTCTTACTTTCTCTGATAGAGAAAGAATCTTTAGCTCCACGTTTCTTGAATCTTGGATAACCACTTAGCTTCTTAAAGAAACGCTTATATGAGTTTTCTAAGTCATTAATAGATTCTTGGAGGATAGCCTGACTTACGTCAGAATACCACTCATTCTCTACACGTAACGTGTTATAGAGATATTCTCTAGCTGTTTTCTTAGAAAACTTAACTCCTTCTTTAGAGAAATTATCTAACATACTATTGAAACAATGTCGTGTTGTTCCAACCCATTGTAGTAGTTTCTCATGTTGCTCTTTAGAAGGCCGTAATTCGACCTTATGTGCTAATAACATTACGACCCCCTTTTAAGTTAATTTAATTCTCCAATTATTATAACCTACATTTTCATAGAAAGTAAGTATTATTTTATTAAATGTTGTATCTATTGCTTGGCTTTAAATCAGTTAGAGTTACTTGTTTTTATTTTCTAATTCAGAATCCTTGTGCATAGCTTCTTCAAATTTAATCTTGATAAGCATTTGTTCAAATAGCCAGAATAATTCATCCAAGCAAAGTTTATCTATTGACTCAACTGTTTCATTTAGAAACTCACAAGTAAGGATCTGGCTTCGAATAGTATAAATCCAATGACTGTTGTCATGTTGTTCAAGCAGCTTTTCCAGAGCATATCTATTACGATTTTTTACTCGTTTGTTGAGTTCTGTTTGTCTTGAGTTTCCGTTAGATAAATCAGACTCGGTGTTGAGCAGATAGTTTGGGAAAGCTGCATAAGAAAATTTACAGCAGATACCTTAACAAAAAGTGCCCAAATATCTAAAGGTGATTCTACATCATCCTCTAAATCAATAGGTTTATTTGAACCTTTCATAAATACATGGTCTAAATGAGTTTTAACATAGTTTTCAAAATCAATGTTTTGTAGATTTTCTAAGAATTGAAGTGCATAGAGTCCTGAACCACCCATATCATCAATAAGGTCTAATTCATCACGAGCTTCTTGTTCTGTTTGATTAGCAAGAACTTGACCATACCAAATATTCATAAATTCTGGTAAACGTGCTAATGTGTCAAGGTGTTTCCATTTTCGGATAATATATTTATTACCACTTACTTCAAACTCTACTTCATTCTTCTTAATTTGTTCTTCTTTCTTAGTTTGCTTATCCGCATACTTATCCAAAATTTGCTGTGCAGCATTTGGTTTTTGTTTGCGGTTATCGTATCTTTCTGTCATGCCAAGACTCCTTCTTGATTTGATTAATTATTAAGCTATCCTTGAAGAGTGAAAAGGCCACTTCCTTGTGGCGCATGATTACCTATGCACCTTGAGTGAAAGTATTTTCCACAGTACCAGCAAGGTTGAATGTTGCTGCAATAGCAGAAGGAATTGCATTCTGTAGACCAATCACATGTGTACGGGAACCAGCTTCTGCAGCCAATTCAAGATCAGGCATTGTTTCGTACCAACCTGTGGTGGAAAGGTGTTTATTAATACCACTTACCTTTAGTAAAACAGGGAAGTTTATCAGGTCGTCTACTGCTTGAAGTTCATCAAACATCTTATCAATATCTGAACCTGTCAGAACGTTGATTGCAATTGTACCTGTCTTATCACGGTTGCGGTTTACAGTCATATCACCTTTGATACCCACCACTTTAGTAGTATGGTCACCATCACGTGCAATAACTAAACCATCTGGACCCCAAGAATCTACTTCAATTGCGCCGATAACCAGTGTGATATTATCGGGATCGTAGCTATAAAATTCAGTAGCCATTATTTATCCTCTATTAAGCGTTGTTTGCTTCAAATTGACGGTTTGTCAATGCGTAAGCTTTAACTTGAATACGGTCAATACCGCTTAGCATTACTACTTCAATGAAACCTTCATCCCAAATGCGATTAGCAATATTAGTGTCTGTTTGATCTGCACGAGCACCAAAATCAACAATAGGGTTCAAATCAATCACACCAAACTCTGAACGAGTTGTACCTTCTGCAATACGGCCACCACGAATACCAACATTAATTACATCTTTCTGAATGGCATTCTCCATCATACGGGCACCAGCGTCGGAATAAGGAACAGTTAGGCCAAGATTGTTCTTCTTACGTTTAAGATCAAACAACGCTGTCTCAGAAGCATATTTCAGCCACAATGCAAAACGTTGATAATCCAAGAACATACCGCTTGATGCCCAACCACCTTTGAGGTAATATTGACCACGTTGAAGGTTATTAAAACTTACATTACGTCCTGTAAGAGTGATTTTCTCTTGTTCAGTTAAAGTAACTGCTGGAACACCAGACATTGCTACTAAACCACCAGGATTATAAAGAGTCCATGGGTCAAGATTTGCAAAGTTAGACAACCAAGAACATTCTGGGAAGTGGTTTTTAGCTGCTGGATGATATTGCATATAGGTTTTGTCATATGCGAAACCTTGTAGATCCAATGCTAGGTTAGTTGTTGAACCACTATCTTTCACATCTGCAATATCTGTTGAAGTCAAGAACTGTTGTAGTTGTAGAGTTTCTGTATATGCAGCTACTAGTTTAATATCTGCTTCAGATTTAGATTCAATAATAATGAAACTAACGTCATCATCTTTTGCCAGTGAATCACCAATTGCTGTGGTGTAAGAATCTGAAGTTTGTGTAGTAATTGTAGTATGTGGTTTTGTACCTGTGATACTATTCCAACCAAAGCTACAAGAGCTTGTGTTAGGAGTAACTACGATAGTTGCACCAGATGCTAGGAAAGTTGGGTCACCACTTCCACCAAATGCTGCTGTCAATGCACCTGCAAGACCTGCTGCAATCAAAGTAGTAGTTGTATCTCCAGCAAGAACAGTATAAGATACTACAGCATCAACACCTGCTACATTCGTGTTTACAGAGATTACTTCACCCTCTGTGAGTAGAGTATCCACTGTAATAGTAATAGTATTTACATCCATACGACCAATTTTAACTAGGTCAGGTGGAGCAATACCAGAAAGTGAGCCTTGTACCATCATATAAGCTGGGGAGTTAACAGCAAATCCTGCAGAAGTTAATGCAGATACTGTACCAAAGCT